TTCGAGCCAGACGGCTTCCAAAGTGTTTGATTCAATATGATGCGTTACGCTTACAAGGTTCATGCCGTTGCTCCTTTTTCGATGTTGAATTGCAAGACGAGTGTTTCTGACAACGACCCCGCCGTCATGTTGCGGATCGAGACACGGCACGAGCCAGCGGCAACTGCGTCCACTTGCACAACGTACGCACCAGCCGTTGCGCCGCTCTTAATTACGATTGATGGAATATCGTTGGCTGCGATCTTGTCGTTGGTCAGCGTGAAGCTGACTGCCGAGTTAGCGGCTATTGCATCACTGGCGGTCGTGATCTGCCCGGATGGCTTGTTTAGAGTGACCCCTGTTGATTTGCTCGTCGCCTGCGTTACCGTGCCGCCTGAGCCTGTGCCGTAGCCGAAAGAGCCGGTATCTACGGTGATGGAGTTGGCGCTAACAGATGTCCATAGCTCAGTCCACGGAGCCCATTCAGCGCCTACGCGCCCACTGTTGTATCCCCGTATCCACGCCCTAGTAGGCGCGCCGTGATCAATAGCAAGCTGCGAACTTCTGGCACCGGCAGATTGACCACCAGACCACATAACGCACTCAGTAGAAGGCGCATTAGGCTGTGAAACCGGCACCATGACTGAGCCATACCTGACAGTGTTTGGGTCTATGTTGGTGGGCTGATTGTCCGTGCCCAAACCAAATGCACCAACAGTCATTAGAGCTCCAGCAGTAGTGTCTGTTGCGCTTGTCTGCTTAACCAAGCCTAGCGTGCTTTGCATCCCTGACTGGGTAGTATCATCCAGCAAATTCCTAGCCAATTCAGTCAACGTGGTCAAGCTAAGCGCACCGGCACCAGTGAAGTACGGCAGGCTATCAGCGGCTCCTGTTAAGGATGCAAGACTTGTTAAATTATTAGATAACGGCTGTTTGTTTGCGTTCAAGTAGGCTGTACGATTAGCCAGTTGCTGTGCTTGGACGTTAGCGTGCCCGGTAACTGGTATACCTGCATCAAACCCGGGAGGCCCACCTAGAGCTGGGTCTTTGGTCTCTAGCTGATAGATACCGGCTTCATATATCGAACTCTCTGTAAGATTAGTCATAAGACTCCTTAAAATAGTGTAGCAAAAGTACCCCCAACGATTCCGCCTGGATATGTCGGTGTAGAGAAGTAAGTAGAACCCCCATCATAGAGTTCACTGCCATCATAAGTAAAGCTCCACTCGGGTGTCCCAAGACCAAAATTACTATCTCCATATTCTAACCCGTACCCCAGACCATACCCAACTGTCCCAGTTAAATCACCAAAACCTAAAGCTCCAGTTGCACCTTGAAAGCCAAAGTAGTTGCCAGCAAGGAACCAACCAAAGTTAATTCTTACACCTACAGTTTTAGGAATCAGGCGAGATGGATAACCTTGACTTGTGGAAACATAGTTCAATAATACTTGTTCAAAAGTAGAAAGCTCTCTACCAAACAAAGCAGTGTATTCAGCATTACCTTCAGAGATGATTGCTGTAGTCTCCGTACCGAACAAGAAGTTCACGAAAGCTAAGAACTCTTCTGGAGTGGATGCTGTTCTGTTCTTCAGAATCTTTGCTTTGATAAACAGGCGATATGTTTCGTCATCCAGGGGTGCGTTGCCCCCAAGAGGTGTGCCAAAGTCGTAGAACCTAGAGCCAATAACAGGCTGACCAAAGTCGCCAAAAGTATCTGCCTTAAGAGCACCTTGAAAGCCGAAGAAGTTAAATAGATCAACAGAGATAAGTTCCCTAGGTTGGCCTACAATCTCACCAATTATATCTAGTGTTGCTCCAGTGGCCTCATCAATACTTCTTTTCTGAATAAGGTCTTTGAATACTTGCTGAAGACTTTCTTGTTGGTCGATTAGAAGCTGGAGGTACTTGTCGAACACCTCTTTTTCTGTGAACTGTTGAGTAACACGACTTCTTGCTTCTTCTAAATACTCAGCTTCTGTGAAGGGCACTATAGCCATTTGCAAGTCCCCTTAAGATACTGTTATCGAAATATTGACAGATTCAAATGAACTAATGTCAGCAAAGTCAATGGTGATGTTGCTTGTCCCAACAGGACTTGGTGTTGTACCAATAAACAGACTATCAACCTGATGCCCCGGAATTGTGTTAATAGGAGTAAACATACGGCTATAAATTACATCCTTACCAACACCAAAGTTCTCAGAAGCGTAAGTCTGGATAGCAGCTCTAATCTGATCAGCGCCGTCACCAGAGAACTGTACAGGGGCTTCAGGATTAAGGCTCAACACCATGGCAACATAGATCGTTACAGGAGTTGGTCTTTCAAATCCAATGTTATGAAGAAAACCTTGACTATCTGTAATTGGTACAACCGTATTACCTTGGCTTGCAATACCCATTGGCTTATTTTCCCAAATAGTCTGAGCAATACTCTGACTGGAGCCGCCAAGAACTACAGGGAGAAAGCTGTGAGGAAGAACACCATTAGAGTCTGTAATATCAGTATCGTTCTCGTAGATAGCCACCTCTTGTACACCATCTACGTTTAGTAGAGATGAGTACAGACTATCTAGGATGTTTGAGCTACGTTCTAGTTTAGTATTACGAAATCGTAAGCGAATCTCTTCGTCAGTTTCTACAAGTCTACCCGGAGAGGCTGCTAACGGATTCGTTACACTATCCCAACCAAGAACAGGGGTTACAATTTCAGTGATGGTGTTAGCATCTTGATTAATTTCACCAACTTCTACAGCAACCAATTGACCAATCTTTTTAACTTTAGTGATTGCAAGATTACTGCTTACATTGAATGTGCTTGATTGAAACACATCAGTCAGATCAACTACAAGAGTATCACCAACTAAAGAAGCTGAAAGCAGTGGGTGAGATAAATCAATAATAGCTTTAATACCAGTGACAATTTCATTAGCTGTAGCAGCTCCAGATGACGTGTAGCTAATTGTATTGCTACCTGTGATACCTCTGGTATAGGTTAGGGTGTAAAGCGTTGTGTTGGCCACGACAGAGACTGTCAGAGTGATGCCAGCAGACTGTGAGGGGGATAGAGCAACACTGCCACTTACAGAAAATTCATTATTGTCTAAAGAACGTACTACACTTCCACCGGCAATCAGTGTACCATTATCACCAGCAAACAAAGCTGTAGCTTTACTAGCAGCGGCTGGGAAACGTGCAATACCACCATATTGAACGAGGTTGTCTAGTGAGATGCCTGTGGCAGAGTTTGGGTCAAATGCACTCCAGCATTGTTGAGCAACTTCCCAAAGGTCTGCATCTCCTACCGAATCAAGAGAGATAAGACGACCAAGCAAACTACTATCAGATGTATCAACTACATCGTCTGGTGGTACAAGGTCTTGGAACATCTGTACAGCTCTTTGTCTTTGCTCTTGAAGAATATCGTTTAGTCGCTTTAATCTAAAGCCTTGTTCTGTTACACCGTAGTTTGCCATCAATCTTTTCCTATCATACCAGAGGTGTTATTGAGATGGTGTCTGTCTCTTCACCATTAAGAACTCTAACTCTAAACTCTGCTTTATAAACTCTGTTCTGGAAGGTGGAGGTAAAAGATGTAATCTCTTTCACTCCTTGTTCTTTTAATATCTCTTGCTGTAGGATTTGATCTACAGTGGACTTTGTTGGTTTCTGTCCGAGAATACGTTGCCAATAGGGAACACCGTATCCAGTGTTCAACTCCCATTCACCTCTAAATGTAAGAAGTCTGATACGAAGTCTTTGAGCAACAGTTTGCTTTGGTGGCCCTGTTACATCCGAAGGTGTAAGAATTCCGTTCTTGTATTTAGCATCCCCAAAATTAGGAGATATAGGGTCTAAATCTAGTAAAATGTCCATAAATCTCCTTAGTTGCTGGGCGGTGGGCTTGTCCCGTGAACGTGAGTTTCAAACACAACCCCATTGAAAGTGAATGTACCACTTCCCGAATAATCACCGCTCCAACTTGTATTACCTATGTTGAAGTTAGCACCACTGGCGTTTACATTGAAGTTAGCACAATTGATGTTCACATCTTGGTTTGTATTGATTGCCACATTACCGTTTGGGGCAAGACGAATCTCGTTCTCTTGTCCACTACCAAGATTGTTGAACACAACAACATCAGCTAAGTTCCTACCAAAAGCGTGTTTAGAAGGAATACCTACAAACTCTCTCGGGGGTTGGATACCGGGAAAGAACACAGCATCAGACTTATCAAACTTAGCAAAGTTGGTAGGAGTGCTATTACCTCCATCACCACCTTTCCAACTATCCATACTTCTCATTGAGAATACAGCCAACCCTGTAGTACCAATCCCTACGGGGAAGATAACACCGGCATTGCTGCTGACAGGGAAGGATACTGGAACACCAAGAATAGGAGAACGAGGGCTTGTGCTGCCATCTCTAAACCGTTGGTTGATAGTGGGTTGAATATCCACCATAGCCCCTGATTGAGATGTACGAACAGCGATAACACGACAAGGGATAGCTGTGTAGACATTCCCCATGTAGTTCTCAATAGCTGCAAACACAGCCTCTTCAAACGTACCTGATCTAATCACCGTTTCACCCTCTCAATAGCTTCTGCTTTACATTCCGTGTACCAGTTGGTGTCACGATAACCACCCGTATGTCTCACTTCAGTTAGTTTGTAATAGCCATCTGTCAGTGTATCTCTCAAATAGACAATACTCCCTGCCTCTACATCTGGATTCAACAACATTGTCCATTGTGCAGATTGCTTCTTACTTTCATCTTCAGAAGACAACCTATTATCACCAGACGTGCGGTAAGCACTCTCAACCAACCCTGTTTCAGGAGTAATCTGATAAGCAGCTTGGAATGAATTGTTGTTAGCCACTTCTTTATCGTGGACATACAACACACCATCATCTAGTTGCCACTCAAGCAAATACTTCTCTGCAATCTCATTTAACATCGCTCTAGGAGTGCCTTGAAGTGGGTATCCGTAGGTAAGAGGTAGGTTGATACGGGTTCCGTTGTAAACGCCTTTATTGGGTGTTAATTCCCTACGAACTCTCTCTACAGCATCGCGTACTGTAGCCCCCGGAGCCACTAAAGCTGATACAATCTTGTGGTTGAGAGATGTGTAGCTATCCCCTAGACCAAGAGTGGTAACTCTCTCTGTTCCCTGCTTTCTTGTACTTACAGAGATTACTTCTCCCACCCAAAGGGTTTTAAGAGGTTCATCTCCATAAGCAACCTTCAACCTGCAAGCAGGGTAGTCTACGTCTATCCGTCTAAGACTGTCATCTGACAAGTTTACAATATCAATACTTCCATGATTGGGGTTCTCTGTATTGCTGCTTGTCTTAGTGATGTTGAATGACACTTGGAGGTCAGTAACCACAATACCTGAAGAGGTACGAGTGTCACCCACTTCTAGCTGGTATTTACGGTTGATCTGACGCATCAAGTGTCCTTATGGAAATAGATAAGATAGTAGTATTTAGATAGGGATTCTGGATACTGTTGGTAGGGGAGAGATTCAATGTCTTCTTTTGGAAACATAATGAATCTACCTGTCAATCCTGAAATAGCGTAGTCAGCCATGACAGGATAATTAGGAACCAGAGCAACACCTTCAATGATTGGTGTTCTGTCCAAATCGTATAGGTAGAGAGTGTAAAGTTTCATCCGTGTGTTATAGATGAAACGGAGAATGTATGACTCTCCTTGAAGTGAACAAGAGTAGGAGTAGTCTGGAAGGTCGTAAAGGGGGAGAGGTACTAACTTCCCTTGTAGTGCTTCTACCATCTATTCTGCTCCTGTGGCTACGTCGATAATAGTTCTGAATAACTTACCACCACCTTGATACAATGTAGATGCTTTCTCAGCTTCTTCAGACTCACCATCCTCCGCGTTCTCTTCGGTACTATCAACCCTACCTTGGGATGCTTCACCTGCCGCTTGTGCTCTGAGAGCTGCAACAATGTCGTCTGGAAGGGGGGCAAGTGATACTGTAGTAGTATTCACTCTCTCGAAGGTGATGTCACAATATAAACCCCTGCCATTATCAGGACTCTCATCAAACTTCAAGCCTGTGATAATCAGTTGGTCAAGAGCACGACTTATGATACTACCTTCATACTCATACAGAGTGACAAACTCAAGACCAGTGTTTGCATTGGAATAAACCAACGAAGTGAGGAGGTCTTCGATCTGGGCAATCACTGTACCTCTAGCACCATCCATAAACACTTCAGGCTCATCTTCCGAAAGAAATTGTCCAATGCTACTTGGAATCACTCTAGATATAAGAGAGTTGTTTGTGGAAGCAATAGTGACAGGAGATGGAGCAGGTCTTACGTTGAGAGGTTGATTGCCCTCGTCATCCGTGATAGTGAAACTACCTGTAGCAACATCAACTCCAGTGATTACCCCCGTAAGTGTAATACGGGGGTTCTCCTGAACAAAATGGTCTACAATACTGCCACCACGATCAATAGGGTGTTTAGTAACTGTCCCCGTATAGTTCTTGGAGTAAGCTGTAACAGCATCAAAGAAAATGAAGCCGGAGCTTTCAACATCCTCACCCCATTTAATTGCTAATGTCATTATTCACTCCTTGGTAATCCAGAGATAGCACCTTCAAACACTCTTGTCATAACACCTTGCATCTCTGTCTCAAGTTCAGCAATAGTGGCAACATCTACAGTGACGTTTACATTTACCTCGGAAGTAAGAGGTTGAGCAAACACTCCACCGGGGTTACCGAGTATGTATTTACGAAACACGTCTTGTACAGCCATGTTAAATCCGGGGACTTTTTCAGGACCATCGTACTCACCACGCATGACAGGTACATCGAGGATTGTAGAGTTTTTAACACCTTCGACAAACCCCACCTCTTTATAAACGCTGTGAGCATCGTGTGCAGCCAACCCACCCAGTGTCAGTAAAGCCCCAAGCCCGGCTGTTTTTACCACACCCCCACCAACAGAACTAGTAGGTCTTCCACCCGGAACACCGGGACCGGCAGGTTTACCACCACCCGGCCAACCAAGGGTCATCTTTGCAGCGGCTAAAGCGCCAAGTGCTGTGACTACCCCGAACACAGCCTTTTCAAAAGCTCCTAGATCGGCAATACCTTTCTCACCAATCCAGTCAAAGAAAGACCCCGTTACAGACTCACCGTCTCCAGAAACCCCCATAGCTAAGTCTTCCAGAATGATGAAAAGACCTGTGAAAACAGCAAACACCCTACCCCATTTAGTTGAGATAAGAGCACCTGCTGCTGCAAACTGTGCTAAACTCTTCTGGCTATCTGTCATAGAGAACTGAAGTTGTGCAACAAGAGCATTCACTCTCTCAAGCATGTAAGCAAAGGGTTGCATTACACGAGTGAGGTTGTTGAACAGACTAGCCACCATTTTGAT